CAAGTGGTTAATATAGCGGGTGGTGGCGGAGCAACAAATATAGGCGGAACGCTTGGCGTTACAGGAGTTATTGAAGCGGGTAGTGGTGTAAATATGAATAGTTTAAATTTAATTAGGTCTAGCACTCCTATTGAGGGAATATATATAGGTCGAAATTCGGCAAATGCTAGTCCAACAGGGGCAAATAATAATTTCTTTGGTAGTTATTCGGGTTACACAAATTCGTCAGGGGCAAATAATATAGCCATTGGGTATGCCTCATTATTCACAAACCAAACAGGTGGTAATAATTTAGCTGTAGGTACAAATGCTGGTAATTTAGTAACAGGCGGTAACAATGTTTTACTCGGCTATCAAGCTGGAAACTCAATTACCACAGGAGCAGACAATATAATAATCGGCTATGACGAAGATACTCCCACAGCTACAACAAGTAATCATTTGAATATTGGCGGTGTAATATTAGGTGATACATCAACTAATGCTATAAACTTTCCGGGTGCAGTAACGATGGATACTACTTTGGGTGTTACAGGGAATACTACTTTGAGTGGCTCTTTTAGTATAGGTGCAGGAACATATATGACAAGTGGTAATTCATTTTCTGGGAAATATACAAGTAGGGCAGCAGGTGATAGGGTGCAATTGCAAGGCAGGAGAACCGCGGCAAGTGGATTGCCCTCAGTTAGAATAGATGCTGCATCAGGATTAAATGATGATGATGTCGCAGTTAGTTTAGGCGGAAATTCTATTGTGATGGAAATACAACAAGGCGGAACTGTAGAATTAGTAAAAGGCGGATTAAAATTATACCAAAGAACCGTCGCACAACTCGGAGCATTAGCCCCTACTGAGGCTGGATTAGATGTAAAGTGTACTGATTGTGCTGTTCCTTATTCAACTTGCTCAAGCACGGGTACAGGAGTTGGAGCTTGGACATTACTGAATACAGCGGATAATTGCGAATGATAAAAGCTATACTCATATTGCTATTCTTAATCGCTTGGGAATTACCTAAAAGGATAATTTATGCTTTTGTATTTTTATTTGCTTATCCAAATAGGAATAAACTAAGGGTTGAGTATAAGCAAGAAAATATCCTCACAGAAAGATTATATAAATTCCCGAAGAATGAAATTAAACAATTCCTATATTTTGCTTTGGATGACTCTATAAATATTGAGGGTAGATTGGTTTATAATGTTGATGTGGAATATTGTTGGTATGGTAAGAGGTCAGATTGGGTGGAAAGTCTGCATGAGGTGGTATTTAAAGAGTTCTGGCGGTCATTCTATTGGAGTTGCTGGCGTAATAATTCCATCAATCGCACGAACATAATCGCATATCGCTTAGGTAAGTGTGAGAGCTTTAAGCATTATGGAAATGATAGGTCTTATTTAGAGATACGGACTTATACAAATGGCAAGGTTAAGCCATATCTGCAATGGTATATTAAGGGCGATTGGAGAATCCAAATTGGATATCTCAAAAATGCTCGCTATGAAATCGCCTTAGAAAAGAGGAAAGCATAATGTCCACAAATAATGAACAAGACGAAATATTGAACGATTGGGATATTAAAATCAAGCGAGCTGTTAATGGGATAATAATTAAAGACGAGGATATTATTTCTATTTACGAAGTTGAGGATGATAAAAAAAGGGTAATTGAAATGCTTTACTGCTTACTGGATATGATGTGCTTGCCTAATCAAAAATACGACAAAGATAATATTGAAATAAGACTTGTTCACGGGCGTGGGTATGAATGTGACGGATGTGGTATTTGTAAAGGCAATGACTATGAATAAAATAATAAAGTCAAGTGAAAGCAAATTAGCATATATGAAAGAGTATAATAGTAGACCAGAGGTTCTTGAGAGAGCTAGAATTAGAAATAGAAGACCAGATGTTATGGTAAAAAGATTAGCATATTCTAGGACAGATAAAGCCTTAGAAAAACGGCGTAAATATGAAAAAACACCAGAAAGGATGGAAAGCTGTAAAAAGCGTGCTAGATTACTTAGAAAAACGCCAGGATATAAAGAGTATATAAAACTACTTAGTAAAAAGAATAGATACACACCTACTACTAAGTTTTCAGTTTATAGAGCAGGTGCTATTCGTCGCGGATTATCATTTAAAATTAACATGGAACAGTTTATGGAATTATGGAAAAAACCATGTGCATATTGTGGAGCAGAAATTAAGACTATCGGCATAGATAGAGTAGACAATTCAATAGGATATACGAAAAGCAATATTGTGTCATGTTGTTATGCCTGTAATTGGTCTAAACATAATGGTTCAGAAGAAGAATATATCGCAAGATGTAGAATGGTTGTACAAATGCAGACAAGAAATGTGAAATTTGTGGCAAAGAATATGTGTAAAAGGTGATACTACTATGGAAGATTTCAAGGACTTTAGTAAAACAGTTATAGGAAGTTTAGCTAGGATAGAAACTAATCAAGAGAATATTGAAAAGATAGTATTAAAACACGATAAACTCTTATACGGTAACGGCTCTGGTTGGGGGATAAAAGCCCAAACTCGCATACTGTGGACACTTTTAATAGGCGGGCTAGGGTTATTAGGTTTGAGGATATTTTAATGCGATTAGACGATTTCCAAATTACAGAGCATTTTTCATTTAAAGAGCTTTCGGTAACCTCACGCCTTAATTACCTTATAGCCAATGATTATAAATTTGTGCCATACATAATAAATATGTATTTCTTTCTAATTGAAACCATAGAACCTATGCGAATATTCTTTGATACTCCGTTTAGGATTACTTCGGGGTTCAGATGTAAAGGGTTAAATGCCCTAGTAAATGGTAGTGGTAAATCCTTACATATGCAAGGGCAAGCGATAGATATAATCTTTGCCGGCTTAACTTGGAATCAATATATGGATGTTTGCAATTATATAGCTGAATACTTTAGCTTCGGAAAGATGATACTTGAGAAGTCTGAATCGGGGGCTATATGGATACATTTTTCAGCAGGTTACGCAAGAAAGTTTTATACAGGAATTGAAGGAAAATATACACTTATAAGAGGCTAAACATGAAATTGCCTAAAAAGATATTAGTAGTTGGAAAAGAGCATAATATAAAAGAAAACCCTAAAAGCAGAAGTGCTTGCCTAGACCTTGTTAAATCTAAAATAGAAATAGGAACATTAAATAAAGAGGATATTTCAGAGTTATTAATTCACGAAGTTCTTGAGGGGATAATGGTATATTATGATTTAAGGTTTTCAGTAGACGGTGGCGATGCGGAAAATAGACACAGATTTGTTTTGACACATGATGATTTTTCACATATATGTAGAGAATTAGCAAATAGTATTAAAGGACTTGAATTTTGAAAAGGCTATCAAAGGGGATTAGATGATAAATAAGACATACGATTTTCAAGTAAACCATTGTGGCAAGTTAATAAATTTGTATATTATAGGCGATATTCACTATGGCAGTGAAGCGTTTTTCAGAGAGAAATGGGATAGTTTGGCAGAGATAATAAAAAAAGATAGAAATGCCCATACTATTGTACTTGGAGATTTAACAGACGAGGACAGACCTTCAACTCGCATGCGCCGAAAAACAATGTTCTCTGATAGGCAAGAGGCATTTCAACAAGAAGATTTAGAACACATGAATTATCTTGATAGAACTGTAATACCTGAATTGTTAAAAGTTATAAATCCTAAAAAGTGCTTTGGCATATTTGACGGCGACCATTATAGGCAATATTCAACAGGCTTAACATCTACGCAATATGTTTGTGCTAAAATCAAAGCACCTTATTTAGCAGACGGAGAAGCGGATATAGATTTGAATTTTATTTATGGAAAATCGCAAGGTAGGACAATATCAATTAATGCAAGACATGGCAAGGGTGCTTCAAAGACTCCTGCTCTTAATCTCAGAAGGGTAGAGGATATATCTAAATCATATGAAGGGTTTGATTTATTTTTAAGGGGGCATTGTCATCAACCCGGTATAATTTCGGGCGAGAGATATGTGAGAGATAAGCACGCACATATCACAAAGACCAGAAGTATATTGCTTGTCAATACTTGCTCCTTCCGTAAGGGCAGGGTCGAGGGCAGAACTGATTATGCAGAACAAGCCGAATATCCGCCTACATCTTATTACTTGCCGATTATTAAGTTTGTTGGCAATAAATTAAGTAAGAATAATGACCATTTTAAGGTTGTAATGGATAATGAGCAAAAATATTTATAAATTATGATTACAAAAATAAAAAAAATATGCAATATTTGTGGAAATGTTTTTTTTGTTACTTCATATACTGATAAAATGGGGTGGGGACAATTTTGTTCTCAAAAATGTATGGGTATTGGAAGAACAGGAGAAAAAAGTCCTATATGGAAAGGTGGTGGAATAAAGAAAATATGTTTAGTTTGTAAGAAAGAGTTTACTGCACCAAAAAAATCAGTAGAAAAAGGATATGGTAAATATTGCTCTCATAAATGCAAGGGGAAAATTAGGTCTACTAGAATGATGGGAAAAAACAATCAATGCTGGAGAGGTGGAATTTCTAAAGACTCAAATAGATTGAGAACATCTGAAAAATACATGGCTTGGAAATTAGGAGTATTTGAAAGAGATAATTTTACTTGCCAAAAATGTGGTGATAGATGTGGAAATGGTAATCCTGTTTACTTACAAGCACATCATATTAAAAAGTTTAGTTATATAGTAAAGTATATTAAGAAAAAACTACCATTAATAGAATTATTTGATGCGTGTATAGCATATCCACCATTATGGGACATATCTAATGGAGTAACGCTTTGTAAGAAATGTCATAAATTAAGACATAATAGTATGGTATAATATGAAAAAGATTATATACTTATGGGATAAAAAATATGGAACAAAGACAACAAGATTGCAGAAGATTGAGATTGAGCAGGACTGTTGTATTTCCAAAGAAACACATAAGCGTAAATCTTGTAAAATTGTGGAGTTTATTAAAAAAATGTTTAAGGAGAAATAGATGATAAAGAAAATAGGCAGTTGGTTTATGAAAATAATAGCCAAGAAATATGTTGCTGGCGGTTTGGCACAAGTGTATGGAAAACTTACAGGATATAAAACTCAAATAAGCATTGCTCTTTGTGTTATAGTTTATATTCTTCAAGTTAAAGGAATAATGCCTATTGGAATGGCTGAACAATTATATCCCATAATCGGAACAGCAGGTTCTTTCGCTTTCTTACAGAAAATTAAGCGATATGTGAAAATGCTTGAAGGTTTTGAAGAAGATATTAAGAAATAATTGTACTATCTCGGCAATAGTATTGTCGGGCGCGAAACTTATAGAGGGTTTCTGCAAGCAAACAAGGACAAATACGGACTATGGTATCATGGGCCGGGACAAACTCTTGCCAAAAACATTTACAATTATCACATTGTCTTAATCTTATTAAAATCTACTAAAACATACTAAATTAGTATTAAAATGATGATATTTACATATAAACTGTATATATTGGGTTTATAATTGTAGTTTTATGGTTTTTGTTTCAAATTCTAGTTTCATTGCCTCTAATTCTGTTCGGTCATATTTTCTAATCTCATAAGATAAAGCTATTATTTCATCTTGTCGCTTTTTTGGCACTTTAATATCTATAATTCTATTCAAATGGTCATACCAAAACCGCCTCTCGGTTCCACCGTGAACCTTGCCGATATGACAGCTATAACATAGCGTTATTCCGTTATCTTCTAAGAATCTGGTAGAATTACCCTTATTCTTAGGAACAATGCAGTGGTGGGCTTGTAGCGTGTCTTGCCGAAAGCACACAGCACACTCTTTATCCCTTGCTCGTATAAATGCCCCCCAAGCGACTTGAACCTTTTTTAATAGCTTAGGCATTGGAGTTAGTTTCTTTCTTTTCATTTACACCTCTCAATTTATAAATCACACTCTCAACCCCGTGAACAAACAGAACCAGTATTATGTAATATCCAAACAGTACCGCTAAACCGCCCATTATTTCAGCCATTATTTATTCTCCCTTTGCTCCTTCTCTATTTCTAATATTCTAAAATACACAAATAAAGGAAAAAACAATACCTTAGTCAAAAGTCTTACAGCTTTAATCGCATTATCAATCCATAATATTATTGCTTTTATTATCTTCATCCTTTATTCTCCTTTAGGCACTCTAATAATTCTAGATACAAAACTTCTTCGAGATATGTTGATATTCTCCATTCTTTGTAATTGGGACTATTTAGATTATATGGTCGAGTATCTTTTATCATTAGTGTACCATCATCCTTAAATTTAAATTCAAAATATTTTATATTCATCTCAATCTCCTTTTGGGTTATTTCCTCTCTAATTTTTCAGCACAAACATCTTGCCTGTACTGTTCGTTTACTGTTTTAAGTTCTTTTATCTCCCTTTGAAGATTTAAAATTCTAAATCCAGAAGCCGCTAAAAATATACAAGCAATTATAAGCCATCTTTTAAATTCATCCTCCATAACTACCTCCTTTTAATTTTCTGGTTAAGTCCAACTAAATGCTATACAGATTAACTTAGCTAAATTCTTACTTGTAAAGGACTGGACGAAATAGTCATCACATCCATCGGATGATTGCCATAATAGATAAGTGCGATTAACATATACAACTGTTGCTCCACTATCCTCTAACCAATTTAATCGAAGATAATCTCCTTCTATCATTTTTTCAAGGTTTTCCCTTGCTTCTTTTTGATTATTTATAATTTCCATTTATTTCTATCTCCGTTATTTCAATTTTCACATCTAAAAATTCACTAGGTATTATAATCCGTTCCGTAGTGTACGAATTTGCTTGTACCGTAAATAAGAGTAGGAATAATAGGTTAATCATTTAACTAACCACCAAAAGATAATATTCAATACCAATAGAACTAAAATAGCGTTGGTTTTATCCACATTCATTTCCCACCTCTCGCCTGTTCTTTATAATATTTTACTCTTGCTTCCAACTCTAAGGCGTCGCCAGCTAACCCAACGTCGCTGTCGTTTATGGCTGATTTTAAAGCACCCTCTAAGATAGCATTTTCAGATTTCTCTTTTGCTAGTTCCTTTTGTAATTTTATTACTTTAGCTTTTTCCGTAAACAATACATTATCTGTTATTACAAATGCTTTTTTAAGATTTTCAATCTCCTCTTTGAGTTTTTCCATTGTCTTAAAATATTCTTTAGATTGTTTATCATTACTTTCAGCTAAGTTTGCCCATCTATTCCTTTCAATTTGAGCAATAGCAAGTTCCTCTTTTAACTTTGAGATTTCTTTCCTGTGGTCATCTTTTACTAATTGATTTTCAGCAATTAATGCATATATTTCGTTGCCTAATTCTTCTTGCGATTTAAGATTATCTTTAGCGTTCATTTCCCACCTCTCTTTGCTTGGTCTAAATAATGATTTTGCCTTTGCCCTAAAGTGAATCCGTCACTCATACCTAAAGTGCAACATATAAAAGCCTTTTTAAAAATAAGTCTTTCTTTGTCTTTTTCCTCTATATCCTCTTTGAGCTTTGCGTTTTCTTTTTCGAGTTCTGTAATTGCTATTGCATTTTGAGTATTAACTGCAAGGCTATTCTTATCTTTTTTTATCCAAGCCTCATCTCTTTTGTTTAGCTTTGCTATTTCGCCTGTTCTTTCTGCTATATTTATCCCTTCTTCTTCAAGAATTTTTTTAGCTTTCTCCCAAAGAGAATCTGTAAAACTATATTTTGCCTCTTTCATTAATCGATACAGACCTGTTAGTTTTTTCTCGTTCATTCTACCCCCTTTAAGGTTTTTAAATATGCTATGGCTTTGGCTTCGCACTCTGCGAAATCTTTATCTGTAATAACATAATTTCCATCCATCGTCAAGTTGCCAAATATAGTGATTTTTCTTATGTCGATACACCAATTTCCTCTATATTTATATGGACTAGCAGTATAACCTTTCTCATCAGCCAATACCGCTAGTGGTTTCTGTTTATTGCCGTCATATTTCCCAGACATATAAGCCACAGTAAGAGAGTCGTCTTGCTCTTTCTTTTCTTTGTCTAGGATTTCTTGTGCCTTATTGCTTATATCAGCAAATTGAGTGTAAGATAATCTATGCTCTTTTTGGATATAATTCATTAATTCCTCTAATCCAGTCATTTTAAATCTCCCTCTTTTCTAATAATCTTATTAAAACATTTATTACTTTCAATAAACTTTCTTTAGTATCACAATTTAGTAATTCTTTTTTTATAATAATTAACTTTGATAATTCATTCATAATCAATCTCCTTTGAATTTAATATATCCGTTCTTCTCAAGCCACATAATCATTAAAGCCAGTGCGTCTTGGAGTGTCTTTTTTTGTATGGATTTCAATGTGTAGACTTCGCCATTTCTGTAAGCTACACACCAATAATCATCCCCTACAGGATGTATTTCAAGTAAACAAAGCCACCCTTTACTTATATATCTTGGCAACTCGGATAGTAGCTCGTTGACTTGATAGGCAGGAACATGACAGACATTATCTATATCCTCTAATTTATAACTTATATTTCCTTCAAAATCAGAAAGTAATACCCATCCCCATTTTGAATATTTCCCAAAATTCGCTTTTTCTAATTTCTTAGATATTCCCAAACTGGTGACATTCTTTTCCATTTACTCCTCCTCTTTTAAAAGTCCTTCAACCCATTCTTCTATCACTGACCTAGGCAGTATTTTTTTATTATCCACATCTAAACAGGTTTTTAACTTCGCCAAACCTGTTTCAGGGCGCTTATTCCATGAGTCTAGGGCTTGCTGTCTATTTGGAACTGAATATATCCCAGCACCAGAAGCTCCGCATTCACACAGTATTTCATGTCCAGTATTTTCTAATTCATTACTCCCACAAAAAGGACACTTTTTCAGCTTATCCATTGTCTTTCTCCTTCGCCCCTGCAATCTCCCAAGCTATAGCCACACCTGCCAATACAAAACAAACTACTCCGATACATCCTATTATTTGCATTATTCTACCTCCAATCCACAGTTTGAACAAACTTCTTGTTCTTCTTCATCATCTTCAAAACAAGTTTCGTCATTTCCGCAAGCCGGACATACCCAAAATCTAGCTTGATATTCTTTTTCTTCTGATTGCGCCATTGAATTGCCACTCATGGTATCTATGAACATTTGTTCTCCTTAAAATAAAACACCAGATTGGTAGCATTTTGGTGTTATCTGCCAAATAATCTCTGAACTTGTGGCAGGCTTTCCCTCTCGGTCAGTATAGTTAAATGTCTTTCTGGCACATGAATCTTGTATCTTTCCAGCCTGTTGAAGTTCGCTTATCCGGGGCCTAAAAGTATATTTCTGAACTCCCAGTCTTTCCGCCATATCCCTAGCGCATAAATCCTCTTTTTCAAGCATTTGAATAGCCATCTCTTTTTGGTAATTTGAGAATCCCGAATGTTTTACTTTATCGTAGGCTAAAAGTGAAGTATCTCTCATGATTTTCTCGCTTGTTCTTTGTAGTGGGTGACCTGCTCTTTTATGCAAACATCGTGAGGACACTTAAAAGATAGTTTATTACATATTTTGTGTGGGACATGGCATAAGTTAGTATTTTTAATAATATCCTCACAAGCCAATTCCAAAGCCTTATCCGCTATTTTAGCCTCATTTCTTTTTTGAATAAAATCACATTTATACTTATCTGCTTTTTCTGTTGCTTTGGCAAGTTCCTCTTTTAATTTTGATATCTCATTGTGTAATCTAATCATTTTTCTTTCTTGTTGAATACGAAATATTTGTGATGGCTTATTCATAAATTCCCCCTATAATTTTATGTATCTGCCTAAAAGATTTAGCACAAAACTTATAATCATTCTCCCTGCATTTTACCATTATCTTTCTAATCTCTGCAAAAGCCTTAATAGTGTTCTTTTTATTCTCGGCTTGCATTTTATTCTTCCGCGCTAAGATGTTTAATTTTTCTAGTGATGTCATTGTTTTAATCCCCTTTTTTTAGCTTCGTTTAATAAATCGTAATAGCCTAAATAATCAAGTGCCGCTTTGCCTTTTAATTCTTCACTTTCATAATCAGGAACATTATTTTCCCATGCAGGCATTGAATACTCTATCAAAATTCCTTCGTTTGCTTTTTTACCGCAAAATTTAAGTATATTGAGTAGATGGTTATCTTTTAAGTCTTTTATCGGTATTTCCTTACCGTCCTTAGTAATCCAAGTTTCCATTTATTTATCCCTTGTGGCTTCGGGCCGGATTGAACCGGTAGCAAAGCGGCTCCGGCCCTTGCCAATACTATTATTTTAAACTCTCTGCGTAGTTACATTTTTTTTCTTAAAAGTTACATACGGATACGGGCTAATACATTTCATTGCTATCGCCATTTTATTAAATGCTGGCATATTTGCGATTACAAGATTAACGCTAGCTTTCCCGTCAGCGATTGCTCTACACAACAATTTAACATTAACATCGTCTGCATACCATTTATCGGTATAAGAGGTGTTTTTTGGTGCGGCAACTTCCGCAACAACTTGTTGAGGGATTACTTTTTCAACGGCAATTTGTTTAACTATTTCTTTTTCAACTGCGGTTGATACTTTTCCTTTGGCTTCGGCTTCGGCTTGTAAATCAGCGACTCTTTCCCTCTCCGCTTCTTGTTTCTTTTCAAATGCTTCATCCAATTTTCTTTGCTTTTCTTCTACTCTTTTTCTTTCGGTTTCTTGCTTTCTTTCAAATTCTTCATCAAGTTGCCTTTGCTTTGCCTTTCTTTTTTCTTTTTCAGCTTCAAGCCATGTATTTGATTTATTTGTTCCTATTTTAATTACCTCATCTAAAGGGTTTAAGAAACTACTTATAAGTTCGATACATTCCTTTCTATTCTCTTTTGTAAGTTTATCCATCTTTGCAAACTTAGCATTTACAATTTTCTTACCTTTTTTTGCCTCGCCAACTATATTCAACATTGTGTTATTTTCCACCTCTGTAGTAACTGGCAAAGTATTAACATTATTTAACAAACCATTACCTGCTTGCGTTAATTCCTGTTTTGTTTCTGTACTTACTATTTCTGTAATTTCATTCATTTAGTTTATCTCCTTGTTTTTGTGTAGCCAAGATTGACTTTAATTGTGTGGCTTGCGATAAGAGCAGTGAAGTATCTAAATCCCTTTTTACCGTCATGCTTTACAAATTTATAATGGTCTGGCTTTAAATACAGGCAATAGTATTCATCTACTTTAAACTCTGGTCTAACTAGTTCGCCATAAGCCCCTATCTGCATGAAGTGCCACTTTTCCTCTTGACCTGACTTAATGTCTATGATTACATTTTTATTAGCTATTCTCGCCAGTTTATCAACACTGCCGGCAAATAAATATTTAGGGGAATATCGCCTGACTTCATTTTGCAATATTTCTATATTCTCATTTTTTAAAGCTAGTTTGTATTGCTCAAGATAAGGCTTTATTTCTTCGTCTAAATCTTTCTCATCTAAATCGTTTTTATCCCATAACTCGCAAGCGGAATGAATATGCGTGCCTCTCGTTGAAGCATAATTTTGATTAGCATAATTATATGTATTTAATTCTGATTTTAGGATTTGAGTTACAGAATTTAAAATATTACCTTTATCATCCTGATACAAATGCTCTTTTGGCTCAAAACTAGGTATAAATATTCTTTGTTTAAATTTCTTTATCATTATTTGCCTTTTAGGGGAGCAATCCATTTGACTACTCCCCTATTTTTAGTTTTAATCTTCGCTAATACTAAGGCTATCAATCATGTTGTTTGAATATTGCCCTTTAGTTTCTACATGGAACGAAATGTTTAACTTTGTTTTACTGTCAATAGCGTCCTGCAATGACATTTCAATATCTTCATCAAAAGACTTATAATATCCGTCTTGCTCTTCAAATGTTGCCGAGCAGGGGGCTTTATCTTTTTTTGGATATATATGTTTGACAAGAGCAGTAAATCCTTGGGGCTTGTCATCTTTGTCTTTTGATTTGCTTCTAGGTTGTTTTGTGGTTTGTTTTTGATTTCCAGCGAAGTGAGATTTATCCATGTCCTCAATGTCTTGAGTGAACATATCTGAAATTCCTCCTCCGGTTACAGTTAAAACTGCGTCAACTAAACTGCGTTTTTTAGCCATTTTCAAAACTGTATTGGCAATGTCTGCGGGATTGGCTTTTACTTGTTGCGTTTTGGTTACTTTACCATTCCAATTAGAATAATGAATTTGCCTCATATTCTCTGGCGTATTATCAAATTCTTCTTCGCATACAGCCTTGCGCCATTTATACTTTTTTTCATTGGTTGACGCTTCACCTACGCCAGAACCCAAAAACGAACCGGTGGGCGCATATGTTATCCTTGTTGTTATCCTGTATCGCATTTCATCAAGATTTGACATATCCTCTGTTTGATATTCAGCGGCCAACCTAAATGTTGCCATAAGCATCTCCGCTCCCGGCTTAAACAATGCTGGCTTATCTCCACAGCCGGGGATTTTCCCATAATGTACACCCTCAATCATTACCGATTTAATCACTTTTTTGATTGTGGTTATTTGTGTCTGCAAATCCTCAACTGTTAATTGTCTTTGTTGGGGTAATTCCATTATTTCATTTTCCATATACTCCTCCTTTTATTTACATTTATGCCAAACAAATGAAGTTCTACCAACTATAGTCGTTTGACAAAAACTTTTATCTGCCATATTTGCTTCGTGATTAAAGTTCATATTCATGCAGAGCATTACAGCTCCACAAATAATTATTATCAAACTCACACCTGTTATTTCTATAATCCAATCGTTCATTTTACTTCTCCTTTTTCTTTTAATATTTCAAATATATCCTTTTTAATGTCAGAATATACGGTTTTTGTTATATCTCCTGCTTTGTCTAATTTCTCATAGGTTACTTTGTCTGCTATAATCATAGAAATTAAAGTATTTCTACTTGGTAAAAAAATTCCAATGAAACAAATAACAATAGACAGAACAAAAGCAACTACAATATGCGGGGTATATTTTTTTGCTGTTCCATTCTCAAATGCTTCCCCCTCTGTTGCTACACCCAAAACACCCATCCCTACCAAAAATGCGAGCAAAACAAGTATTGGCATAATTGAAAATAGGTGTTTTACTTGCCCTCCTATCCCTATAGCATACACCAACCACGGGCTAATTATTTGTGTTTCCATTACTTTCCTCCTTTTTTAGTTTAAAAAATACGCTACAAATCCTATAGTCCACAATAAAACTATTAAATATATTACATTCCAGTTTATAGCTTTTTTCTTTCTCTTTTCTATTTTCACTCGTTTCACTTGATTTTAATGCCTATTATTTTTGTCATTTTATCCTCTAAAAAAGACCACCTACATTGTCAGTATCGGGATTGATAGGGAGTGCAGGTGGTCATTAAGTTTTTTAAATTTTCCCGATACTTTTTTCACTTCTATTATTCTTGCAAATTTTGCAAAGCGTGTCAAGATTTATTTTCTCCGACGGTTAAATCCCTCGTATTCCTATTAATAAATTTCCTAGCTTGTGATTTTAACTTAAATGCTCGTACTGGTACTCCGTTTTTCATTACGATATATTCTTCTGAATTATAGATACTGGAATAGCGTTTTATTATTTTCATTGTTTTAGTCCTTTTAATATATGGCATATTATATCGATTGTCCACCCGTCGCCTAAAAGACTTGCCGCGGCATTTCTTTTTAAGATACTTGTATATCCTTTTGCAACAGTTTGGCAAGCCTCTAACTCTAGTTGATTTAAGTATCTACAAGAATCTTTATCGTTTTTATCTTCAAAAACAATAGTTGTAAATCCTGTATCATAGTATCTGTGTCGCATATTTTTTTTAGTTACTAATGGCCTACTATCACTTTCAAGCAAACACCTTGATTTTTCCCTATCAGCGAACCCACTTGTTAAGATGTCCTGTAATTTAATGCCATTATCTTTAGGTTGAGTTATTACGCTATTCCCAAATAAGTCAATATCACTGCCTGGAATATTTGTCCAGTAAAGTCTATCCCTTAATTGCGCAGAAACCAAGCTTGAGTTAATCCTATAAGGCATACAATTTAATGCTTCATTAATTAATCTGCATTGACTTGCTTCCATAATTACATTTTCAAGTAAAAAATATTTAGGTTTACAAATATCCAATGCCTTTAAATAGAAATAAAACAAAGATGATTTATTTCCTCTTAATCCTAGCCTTTTTGAATTTCCCCGGCTAAAATCTTGGCAAGGACTACCACCCATAAGTAAATCTATTTTAGGTAACTTTGAAAAGTCTATTTTAGTAATATCGCCTAATTGTATAGTATTAGGGTAATTATGTTGAGTTACTTTAATAGCGTGAGGCTTAATTTCGGATGCAAAATAATTATCGTATTTTATGTCTAAGCGATTTAAGGCTATTTGTCCTCCCGATAATCCGTCGAACAATGATAAAACATTCATAAAACCACCCAAACCATTAAGCTAAAACCAAGTATACAAGCCATGAATATTATATCCTTAATGGCTTGTATTCGCTTTTCTCGCTTATATATTCTTGAGTATGTCATGATTTTTTATCCAGTATTTCAAGTATTTTTTTCATATCTTCTATGCTATATTTAGCCCAATCGATTATTTCCATTTTTACGACAAATCTATTTCTAAATATTCTATTGTAAAAAGCAGTTTCAAGTTCGGTAGTTAATATTTCAGCACGCCTTCTCCTCCATATAGAACAGCCTCTTATTTTTCCATCAGGATAAATAATATCATTCTTAGTTTTAAAGTTTCCTGTTTTTGTTTTACTAATTATTTTGGCAATACTGTTACCATATTCACCGCCACTTATATAAACTCTATCACCTATTTTAAATTTACTTTCCATCTTATTTATCTCCTTTTATACCCCAAGTGGGTTATTTCTTTCTCGCTTCTTCTAAAAGCCTTTTTTTAGTTTTTTCAACTTCTTCTATTAGAACAAATTCAGATTTATTGGCATTTACAATTTCAAAACAAGCCAATTCTAAAGCTTCATCCGCTATTTTAAGTTCTTTTTCCAATTTCGCTATAACCCCACCTTTAATCATTTTTCTTTCGGCTAATCTTTTTATTTCTATAAATCTATCTTCAGCAACCTGTTTCAATTCCTTGTTTTCATCTTTGAGCTTTGCGTTTTCTTTTTCTGTTTCAACTAATTTATACTGTAATTGCAAATTAACTTCTTCAGTTTTTTTTGCTTCTGCCCTTAAACTATCCATAAATTTATCTTTCTCGTTCATTTAATCCCCCCTTGTGAGCTTGTTCTTTGTAGTGGTTTACTTTCAAATCTATAGATGAGCTACAATACTTCATTTTATCGCACTTGTCGCAAGTTGGATAAACAACACAGTTGAACCTTAAATCTTTTGCCATTAATTCCAAAGCCTTTTCAATGTCTTTGTATTGCTCAACTATTTCTTCCTTAATAATTTTCTCATTAACAATTTCCTCTTTGAGCTTTGCGATTTCTTGTTTTTGAGTTTCGATTACGTCATATGCTTCTGTAGTTACTATCTTTGTTTTATCTTTCATCTTCATTCTCCTTTGAAACAAGCTCTTACATCTTTTTCAATTTGCTCTGGTGTGTCATTTGGAAAGTTCTTTTTTAATGCCTTACGATAGCAATCAGCCGAACAATATCCATGACTTGCCATTCCATTGCCTTTTTTCGTTCCAGTTTTTCCACATTCTAGGCATATAGTACGCATTATAATCCTCGTTTATATTGCTTTTTTCTCAAATCTAGCAATTGTTTTTTTATTATCGTGGCAAATTTAACTAAATCATAATCAGGAGAACATCCCAACGCGTCAGCAATTTTGCAATGCTCCTCAATTAATTTAGTTTCAAGTATGCTATGCCTTTTGCCTTTGATTATTTCAATTTTCATTGTCTTGCCTCTCTTTCCTTTTATTTTATAAACGCTAAATAATCTTTCTGATATAATACTTTAGTTTTGAATCCTAAAGTATTACATAATTCCTTAATCTCTGCCTTTTCTTTTGGATTAAAAAAGTATGCGTCCTTTGCATTTAAGCCCATTTCAATTTTATTTGAATCTGACTCAAAAAAATATCTTCCTTTGGTTCTGCAAATTTCTTTTATTTTTTCTTTTAAGTTTTTCATTTTGTTTTCCTCTCTTTTTTTGTTGCTCATTTTTATTATAATATGAACATCAACATAGTTATAACATCACTATGTTATATTAAAATATTATTTTTTCATCAAACCCCGTTTTGTTAAATATGGTTTTAACAATTCGAAAGTTTTTATCTGGGTTTGCTTTTCGATAAAGTTTAACCAATTTTTTCATTTTGGATAATGGGAGTAATTGATTGTCATATTTATCGTTTAGCCAATTGCCAGCGTTTGTTGTGTATTTGATTTGCAAAGTGTATTCTTTTTTATTCATTGTCTTGCCTCTCTCTCTTCTATTTTTATTTTAAGTCCCGGCTGATTTCGATAGACTTGAAAACGTTTATCGTCTGCTTCTTGAAACGTATCAAAACTAATAACCTCGCCCACGGTATTTTTTAAGGGTTTGTTGTTTATGGCTAATATATATTTTTTCATTTTGTTTGCCTCTCTTTTTAATCTAAAATTATCAATCATCCCCTCTGATGTGTAAATTTGAATTGATATTCCATTATTTAAGATTTCTTCAAATTTATAAGCGTCATCTATCATAACTTTTTTGCTCGGCGTTCTATAAGATATTTCTGTGCAATCTATATATTTTGAAAATAGGCTTTTGCCCTCATATTTTGTTATTTTTCTTTGTTTCATAATTTTTCCTCTCTCTTATTAAATCAGCCCCGAACCCTTTTTCTTCTTGTGAGAGAGAGAAACGCTTTGGATTCGAGGCTTAGATTGTTTGATAAAAAATGCGTCTCTCGTTCTCTCACATACATATTATAGCACACTGGCAGGAATTGTCAAGGCTTTATTTCAAATTTGAATGTAACTTTGGTTACACTTTGGAAAACGCTTGACATGGGTTTAAAAATTTGTAAGAATTAAGGCATGAATCTTGGCTGCTTCGAAAAATATAAAAAATAAAATTTGACCGAGGGCGTATTCCTATCTGCCAAGATTCAAATGCGCCCGAAGTCTAAAGAGGTATTATGAATTTAAAAAAATATATATATTCAAAACAAGATATGCTTTTTGGACATTCAGAAGTAATCGGTTTTGGAACTGATGAATTTTATGTCAAAGAAATTGATAGAAAGGTAGCAAATAAAATGGTAATTGAAAATCATTATTCAAAGAAATTTTATAGCGCAACCTATATTCATCTTGGTGTATATATAAAAGATGAATTGATTGGAGTATTGCAATATGGTTATGCCATGAATCCTGCAAGCTGTGGAAGCGTTGTAAAAGGCACGGAGATGAATCAATATTTAGAATTAAATAGAATGTGGCTTGACAATAAAGCCGAAAGAAATAGCGAAAGCAAAGCTATTGGATATTCAATTAAATATATAAAAAATAAATTTCCAAAGATAAAATGGATTCAATCATTTGCAGATGAAAGATGTGGCTGCTTTGGAATAGTTTATCAGGCTTGTAGTTTTAGTTATTACGGAGAACATAAAAGCGATTTTTGGGAGCTTGGAAATGTTGTGTATCACAATATACAAATGACCGTTAGTAAGGATTCTAAAAGATATGGGGGGGAAGCTAAACACTTGCAAGAGAACAAAGACAAGGCAAAGAGAATGAATTTAAGACAATTTAGATATATAAAATTTATTGATAGTAAATGGGAAAAGAGATGTTTATTAAAAAAACAAACATATCTAAAATATTACAATAACGATTAAATATGTTTTAAGGAGATAATAATGCACAATGGCTATATAAAACTTTTTAGGAAATTTATAGAAACATCATTCTTTACTAATTCGGCTTGCGTTCATTTGGCTATTTATTTTTTGCTCAAATGCAACCACGAAGAAAAGAAAATTGTATTTAACGGAAAAGAACTTATAATAAAAAAAGGCCAATGTATTACAGGGTTACATGAAACAATGGTTAAAACAGGGTTATCTATCCAACAAATACGCACAGCAAAAAAAACTCTTGAGAATATCAAATTTCTAACAAGCAAATCAACAAACAAATTTAGCATAATTTGTATTGACAATTATAAGGATTATCAGGGCAACGATAACAAGCAAACTAACAAACCAATAACAAGCCAGCAACAAACCAATAACAAACCAATAACAACAAACAAACACTATAAGAATGATAAGAATGAAAAGAATACTACTATTGGCGACAAAATCGCCAAAGTGAATTGGGATAATTGCAAAACTCCACAACAATTAATAATGCGGTTTTGGGTTAAGAACTATCTCCCTGCTCTTTATGTTGGTTATACAAATGGCGAATACAAGGCTTTTATAACAAAACATGGTAAAGCTATCACAGGAATATTAAATCAATGTAGGGGCGATGTAGAACTTGCCTATAAAGCTATTAAAATGACAGGAAATAATTTATCTGGTAAGGGGTTAGATTGGACATTGTTCGCGGTAGATAGAAATTGTAGCGATTATGTCAATGAAATAAGGAGAAAGCAAAATGCCTATACAAACAGACCGTAATGATGAAGAAAAAAATCAAGATATTGAGAGGGTTAAGTATTATCAATGCTGGCAGGGGCAATTATCGTGGCAAGATATATGCGAGAAAAATGGTGATAGATTAAAGGTTGTTGGCAGGTTTTTGGTTTGTTACAGGCGAACACTGCCGAAATCATTGGGCTGTACTGATATGAACGCTTTGGAATCGCTTAAATTCCGGCATAATAATTGCGAGGGATGTTTATTTGAAATTACAGGCAAATGGGAAAACTCAATAAGACTAAAAACTAAGCAAGATGAAAATGGAAAATCTAAGCCTATCGCTAATTTGTCAAAGAGTGATATTTTAACCGCGATAAGAAAATATATTGATGGCGGATGTTCCGGTGAGGTTATTGCGAAGAAAGAAAACCAAGTAAATGAAGGGCAAGATTTAGACGAAGTGCCATTTTAAAAACGGAGGAGTAATGGAAATTAGAATTTCTTACGGTAAAATGACGGAATGTGAAATAAAAAGAAATAAAGGGATTTTAGAATATCTAAATAAATCAATACAGGAAAATGAAAAATCTTTAAAATACTATAGTGATTTTAGGAGTATAGTAGAAAAAAAAGACTCAAGATATAATTATTTGTGCGGTATGGAATTTGGCCTTAGCGAAACAATTAAATATATTAAGGATTTGAAAAATGAAATATTCCCTTTTGGGTTTGCAACATGTTTAAGAAAGGAGAAATAAAAATGCTTGACAAATAAAAAATAATTTGCAAAACTTATTTCATGTTTAAAAGCTATCAAGAATATCGCAACACTTGGGATAACGCCTCGACCACAAAACCTATAGTGCCTCTTAATATAGACATAGAGCTTTCAACAACCTGTAACCTAAAGTGTCCATTTTGTTTCCTTCAAAAAAAAGATTATAAAGTAAAAAATAAATTCATGAATTTGTCTTTGGCAAAGGAAATAATTGATACTACTTCAATTTATGGAGTTCCGGCGATTAAGTTTAATTGGCGCGGTGAATCAACTATGCATCCTCATTTTTCTACTATCCTTGAATATGCGAAAAGTAAAAATACATTCTTTGATTTACTCGTTAATACAAATGGTAATTATAACGAGAAAGCAGTAGATGGATTAATGGCGGCGACAAAAGTCATATTCTCATTAGATAGCACGAAACCAAATATATATGCGAAGATGAGAAAGGGTGGTGATTTACTAAAGGTATTAAGTAATATAAACCAATTAATTAAATTAGGCCATAAAGGCATTGTAGTTCGCAGAGTAATTACCGAAGATAATAAGCACGAAGATTTTAAGACTAATGTTAAAAATATATTCGGTGATGTTTCTGTAAGTGAACATTATGTTTTTGAAAGAGGTAAGGAATTTAAATTGCAGAATATAAAAAGAGCATATTGTGGATACCCATCTGTGCGATTAGTGGTTTCGGTTTCAGGCGACATTATGCCCTGTTGCGTGGACTACCACGAGGATATGATATTAGGAAACATTTATAAAGACAAGTTAATTGATATATGGAATGGCGATAAATTAAATAATTTGGTAAGCGAATTAAAGCAAAACATCTTCAAGTCTAAGCAGTGTGAAAATTGCACAAGTTGGCTTTCTTATTCTGATAAAATTAAGAGGGAGGCAGTTAAATTATGACTTGTTTAAACTGTAAAAATCTACAATTTGAGAAATCTAAAATATTACAAGATTGCTTTCATAGTAATATGGAATTATATTGCAAGAAACATAGGTGGTCGTTTGATTGTGAAATGAATAGTAAAAAAGAATTAATAGCAATGCTAGAAACTGCCAATAATTGTAAGGAGCTTATAAATGAGTGATACTGTTATTATTATTTCCGCTAGAGTAAAATCTTCTAGGATTCCAAATAAAGTTCTTAAAAAAATAAACGGAGTTGAAATTATAGAGCATATTTTAAAAAGAGTTACAAGATTAGGCATACCTACAATATTGGCAATACCTCATGGAGAAAAAAATCACTATAGCAATCTTTCGCATTATCAATTTAGAATATTTGAAGGCGATTCCCTTTCTCCACTTCATAGAATTTGCGACTATTTGAAACAAAATCCTAAAGTTAAATATGTGGTTAGGGTTACTTGTGATGACCCGATAATTGACGGTCAAACAGTATCGGAATTATTGGCAGAAGTTAAGAAACAAGATGCAGGGCATGGTTGTACTCCTGATATAATCGGGGGTGCAGGTATAGAGGTAATGCACCGGGATAATTTAATAGAAGCGTCAAAGCGAAAAGAGAATACAGAGTTTATAAGCTATTTTGTTAAGGGTAGCAATATGCCTAAGCCGGGAACAATTAGAATGAACCCTAGACATCAAATTAATAGACCTTATAGATTGTGTGTTGACTACCCAGAAGATGCGAATTTACTTGAAATAGTATTAAGGGCTTTGGGGAATGATTGCTCGGTAGATGAAATATGCAAATACTTAGATTTAAACCAACATTTATTGAAGATTAATAAATTGCCACTATTGACAATTTACACATGCGTTCATAACGCTGAAAAATACATTTATACAACAATGCAAAGCGTTTTAAATACGGATATAGATATGGAGTATATAATTGTTGATGATAAATCTAGTGATAATTCGATACAGGAGATGACGAAGTTTTGCCATGATAAGCGAGTTAATTTTATCTTTAATGATAAAAACTTGGGTTTGGCTTCGTCATCAAATCGAGCTATCGATAAAGCTAAGGGCAAATATATAATGCGTGTAGACGCAGACGATTTATTGATGACTAAAAATTTTGACACAGGATTTTACGAGGCAATAAATATGCTTAACGGGAAAGCTGAAATCGTTTACCCTGCTTATTATTCTTATTTTGAAGAAACAGGGGAGTATGAGTATACAAAGCCAGAAGTCAAACATCATGCTGGCTCTGCGATAATGAAAACCAGAATTATTAATGAGCTAAGATTTAAAGAGGGGATAAGGCATTGGGATGGACTAGAGTTGTATCATAGAATGTTAAAAGACGGGGTATCGTATTACAATAAGCCTACTTGGTTTTATCGGGTTAGGAAAGATAGCATGAGTCATAGCGATTTAACTAAAAGGGCGAGCATGAAATTGACTATAGATGAAAGGGGGATGATTAAATGATTATGTCATTAAGTATAGCAGTTTTTTGTTTCGTTATAGTATCATTTCTGGCTTCTATAAAAGCAGAAAGAAATAAAGAGCAGATAGAAGAACTTAAAAAGATAGTTGGGAAAATAGATGATGAATTATATCCCATTGAAATGAAATCAAATGGACCTGGAATATCTTTGGTTACTGCGAATAAAATAAAAGAATTGATTGAAGAAATAGATAGACTTAAATTAGTTATAAAAGAACTTGGCTACGAGTGGAAGGAAAAAGAAACAAAGACTAAAACAAAAGAAGCACATTGGGAAAATATTAAAAAATGATAACCCAAAGCGAACTCATAACCCTATCTGGTCTAACACATAAAGAGATTAATTTATTGTGTTGTGGTAGAAAGTGGGAGAGGGTTTTTGCTTGGTTGTGTGCTATGAAAAAGGCCCTAGCTGAATACTCAAAGAAAAAGAAATTTGATGATGTTCAATTAAATATAGTGGGTCATATAGCTTGGATAGAAACTTATTTATGGAACGCTTATTATTTATATCAACTCCCCGGCTTCTTGAGAAATAATGCTGATTATGTTTTTAAGCCTAAACAGTATGCGAAAATGAAAATAAGAAAGGAATTTGATACTGTAATGCGCCGAGGCTATCATTGATGACTATTGAAGGTAAAAAATGAAAATATATTGTAATAATTGTAAATGGTTTGATTTTATGTACAATTATGCCACTAATGAATATGATGAGTGTTTAAATAATAATAATATGATAAAACATATAGAAAAAGAAAATCACGAACATCCTGAATATACTTGGAAAAAGAAAGGGAAACCTTATATATTAAATAAAAACAATGTTTGTAAGAATAAAAAAAAAAAAAGATGGTGGAATTTTTAATGAAAATATATCTCAACGGAAGAGAGATTAGATTTGTAATGATGATAAGAAATATGTCGCAGAATAAAATGGCGACAAAAATAGGAATAACAAGACCTCATTTTAATAAATTATTAATGGGCTATGCTAATCCGACAAGCGAAACAAGAAAGAAAATAACAAATGCTTTTAAAGGCATTGCATGGGATAGATTGTACACTATAGTAGACTTAAATCTAACAACAGGAAGTAAATTATGAACTTATGTCCGACACCAAATTATCCATTAACACTTAAGGCGAAGAAACGAAAATTAAAGAAACCTATAATTTTAGCCGGGATGTGTTATGCTCAATCCGAATACTTAGAAAAAACTGCTAAATTCTTAAAGAAATTTGACATCAGTTATATGCGAGGAGGAGTGTTCAGAGCAGGAACATATCCACCAGTAGACGGATTCGGTTTAAGTAAAAAGACATTAGCAGATTTTTCATATCAAGCACATAAGCAAGGATTAAAGATAATCATTGAGGTATTGGATTTAAGGGATATAGATTATATATTGCAATTCGCTGATGCCCTCCAAATAGGGGCAAGACATAGCCAAGATTACGCTTTGCTCAAGGAAGTCAAGCAGTTTAGTGGTGATGTGACTATTAAGCGTGGTATGCACCAAAACATGGATGAATTTCTAGGCTCTGTTGAGTATCTAATGGGCGGAAAGTGCAAGCCGATAATGATAGAACGAGGAGGAGTCAGCTATCATAATCATGTTCGTTGGGATTTAAGTATCTCAATGATTCCGGCGATTAAAATAAGAACGAATATTCCTATAATAGTAGACGCTTCACATGGCACAGGGCGCAGTGATTTGGTGTTGCCTATGACTATGGCGGGTATTGCTTCGGGAGCAGATGGGTATTTAGTCGAGTGTCATCCTGAACCTAAAAAGTCATTAAGCGACCCATTACAAGCAATAGGTTTAAAAGAGTTCAGAATATTGTATAATAAAGTTAATAATTTAATGAGGAGATAATAATGACCGAAACTAAAGAAGAAACCAAAGAAATAAAAGAAACTATGCATTGCTCAATATGCGATACAACGGATTTCCACCACACAGGAAAGCTACACAAAGAGAGTGAGATATTACTTTGTAAGAACTGTGGCGCAGTATGGCATAATGTTGATTACTCCAAGGAAGAAACGATAAAAGAGTATTACAGGAATAATTATCGCTCAAATATATCTCATAGAAACCTACAAACTACAAATAATAAACTCCAATGGATTAAAGAGTTTTTAATGGATTTCCTGAAAGACAAGAAAGGGCTTATTATAGGAGATGTCGGTTGTGCGACCGGATATATACCCAGTTTCTTTCGTAAGATAGGTCATAAGTCTACCGGGTGTGAATTAACTCCCTCATTTCGTAGATTCTCTGAACATTTTTACGGGATACCACTTACAGAAGAATTAATCAATAAATATGACAATGTGAAAGGCGAAGATGGGAAAATAACTAAGGTCAACAAACCTTACTTTGATTTAATTATCTACAATCATGTCCTAGAACATATAATGAACCCCGATAAAGAGTTAAAGAAAGCTATTGATTTAATCAAAGATAGCGGACACTTACATATATCAGTGCCACAATTCTTAAATGATATTGATGAGCCAAGTGGTGTTGCCATTCGCTCATTTGAGACATTCTTTCATAAAGACCATATTAACTTATTCACTAAACAAGCGATACAGAATTTATTTAGAAAGAATGGGCTTAAAATAGTTAAAGAGAATTACAGTAATTACGGTCAAACTTATTTACTCCAAAAAACAGGCGAAACTCAAGAGATAATCAAAGAGGATTGGAAAAAGAATCTCACTATAATTGAGAATCACAAAGAGGCTATAGTACACTTCTCTAAGGGCGACTTTGAAAAGGCAATAGAAACTAATCCTAGATTTCCCGATGCGTGGACTGGCTTAATAATGGGAACGAAAGGAAAGGATGAATCCGAACAACAAGACCTATGGGATAAGATGAAAACCGAACATCCGGTAATATTTAATAATAAAAAATGCAAACTTGTTTATGCGATATGGTTATTCCAAAGAGGATTACGTGAGCAAGCTGACAAAGCCTTTAATGAGGCTCTTTCGGTTAGATTATGTTCAGAAACATTATTCCATAAAGCGCAGAATCTATACTTAATGGGCAAGAAGAAACAAAGTATAGGATTATTTCACATGGCGGCAAGTATCAATCCTGATAAGTGGTCTTTGTGTATGGATTGGGCTTGCAAAGCGAGTAGTGAGTGTGAGTCTTGGGATGAAGTGGCTAAGAAACAAGCCTTAGAGCAGGTATGGCAAAAGAATAAACATCTTATGAAAGACAATACTCCGAATGACCCTGTAATGGAAGAAAAAAAAGAAGTGGCGAAAACTTAATTTGTCTGCTATACTATATAATTATATTATATTACAAGTTAAATTATGAGACCAAAAAGAAGAAGTAATAAAAATCAGTTACAACCCAAAGATTATATTAAGGCACTTGTTCAATGTGGTGGTTTCCAAACTTATGCCGCTAAGAAGTTAGGAGTTAGTTTTGTCGCAGTAAATAAGGCAATCCAAAACTGGCCGGAAGTAAAAGAGGCTTACGATTCAATACTTGAAAATAGATTAGATATTACAGAAGATGAATTAACCAAAGCTATTAAGAAAGGAGAGCAGTGGGCCGTAGCTTTAATGATTCGTTACAAGGGGCGCAATAGAGGCTATGCAGAGAAACAAATAATAGAGGCTACCAATACTAACAAGCCAATAGATTTATCAAGGTTAAGCGATAAAGATTTAAAGTCTATTCAAGATATAATGTTGAAACAGGAGAAGAAATGAACTTAGAACATGCCGAATTATTTATGTTTATGGGAGCAGTTGGACTTATGATAGTTATTTATATTTTAATACAAGATAAGGGGATTGAATGAAACTATATCTACTAATCCTACTATTGCTCTTTACTGGATGTGCTAGTATGCCTGAAAGCGATTTAAAATATAATTACTATGAGAAGAAATGGGAACAGGCTAAACCAGATAGTGAACTTAAATATAACTATCAAGAGAAAGAATGGGGCTTTGCGTGGTAATAAAGGGAACAGAGATTAGAGTGTTAGGGATATGGCGAGAGTCTGATTTGAAGAAGGGCATAGTTAAAAACATAGCCATGACAAAAAGCCAACGAGAAAAATATTACCCTACTGGAAAATTAATTAATAAGTTTAATGAATCTACCAACCCTAAATCAGATTGAAAAAGAAATTTGTGAACGAAACTACTACGAGTTCTTTAAGCAGGCATGGAAAATAGTTGAAGAAGATACTCCATTACAGGAAAACTGGCATTTAAAATATATATGCGACATCTTAGAAATAGAGGCCCGCAGAATAATAGCCGGCAAACCTAAAACCAAAGATATAATATTTAATGTCCCACCTAGAAGCCTAAAATCAAGCCTAGTAACGATATTCTTGAATCCTTGGGCTTGGACTATCTGTCCCGGCATGAAATTCATTACACCTAGTTACGGCGCAGAGTTAGGGACATCGCTATCAATTAAATCAAGGCGCATAATTGAGAGTGACTGGTATCAATCTAAATGGCCTATTAAATTACAAGATGACCAAAATGTTAAATCCCACTACGAAAATACTAAGGGAGGTATGCGTAAGAGTGTTGGCGTTGGGGGAGCTGTGACAGGCAGTGGGGCTGACATCATAGGAATTGATGACCCCTTGAATCCTCTTGACGCTAATAGCGAGGCCGCAAGAAAGGAATGTATAACTTGGTTCAGGGAAACCATGTCATCACGATTAAATAATAAAAAGATAGGTGTTAGAATATTAATAATGCAGAGATTGCATGAGGATGATTTAACTGGGTGGATTCTAGCTAATCAAAAAGAGAAATGGAAGCATATATGCCTACCTGTTAATAATGATTACCACATCTCACCGCCCGAATTAGAGAAAAAGTATATAGATGGACTATTCTTTCCCGATAGATTCACTAAAGAGATAATCGAAAGTGATAAATCTGAATATGGCTCTTATGGATTCGCCGGACAGATGGGGCAGAATCCTGTTCCTGCAGGTGGTGGTATCTTTCAAAGGGATTGGTTTAAGTTCTATGATGAATTACCTGATAAAATGAGAGGTTCTTTTTGGTCTTGGGATTGCGCCGCCAAAGACAAAGAGATAAACGATTACACAGTTGGACAGTATTGGGGTATATTCGATAGTGGGTATTGTTTGATTAAGCAAGTGAGGATAAGGCTATTATACCCTGCTATGAAACGAACACTAGAGGTAGAGTTCAATTCTAGGCCCTCAAAATGCGTACTACTAGAAGATAAGTCAACAGGTGAAGCATTGATACCCGATTTAAAAGATTCGACTAATCTGCCTATTGTTGGGGTTATTCCTGTTAAGGATAAAACAACTAGGGCGCACTTAGCCTCGCCAACAGTAGAAGCCGGAAAGATATACCTACCTAAAAACGCATCATGGACAAGCGACTACCTATCAGAACTTACGGCCTTTCCTAATTCTAAAAATGACGACCAAGTAGATGCGACCACCCAATTCATAAACTATATCTCACCCAAGAAAAGCCTTAAATCACTCATTGGAAATATGCAACAGGGTGGTAGAATGGAAGCAGATAATATATAATATTGGTATGGAAATATATTTCTTTTTGGGTATGATTGTTGGTTCATTAATAATCATATTGATTATGTCTAATAAAAACGAAAGAATGTAATAGCATATAATTTGCTATACTATTCTAAACAGGAGGGAGTATGGAAGATTATGAAATAGCCACGATTGTAATTGCAATATTAATGTTGGGTGTATTCGCATTAAAATATAAGTTTGAATGTGATGAGGATGCCAGAGAAAATTCTTTTGATATGCAGTTATTAAAACAGAGTAATGTTTTGACGCAAGACGGCAAAATCTATAGATTAAACAGATTGAAATATCTTTTTAAATACTTTACTCAATCAATGGAAACAGAAACTACATACGAAAACAGAGTCTATGTTTACGCCAATAAGGAAATAATATCTATTCAAGGTGGCAACAGAATAAATTATTGGTTTGATTTAGACAGATTTATAACTTACTCTAAAAATAATAGCTTCGACTTTGAGCCATACGTGAAATACTTTAAATAGAAATAAATAGGACTTTACATCCTATATACTTTAAAATTACACTATCCCCCTCGACAAAACACGATTAGCAAATTTACTATATTTAAAGCCTGATAATATTAAACTATATTATTAATGTGCCTAAGAAACTATCCCCCCAAGACAAGTTTCAATCAGGTGGTAAGCTAGACGACGAAATGGAGTCTTTGTTTATTTCATCTTACTACGATAAATCATACCAATTCCCATATAACCCCGACCACCTTTGCCCCTCAAATAATTATTCTATCTACGATGAGATGCGGAGAGACGACCAGATTAAGGCTGTTCTTAGAATTAAGAAATCGCTCATAACTGGCAACGGGTATAAGATTGTATGCGAGAACGAAGAAATCAAAGAGTATGTAGAGGAAAATCTTAGAACACTTAACGAAGATTCGATAGAAGAGACATTTGAAGAAACTGTTTACGATATGTTATCGGCATTTGATTACGGATTTTCGCTTACGGAAGCGATTTATAAAATAGAACATGGAAAGTATTTGCTTGATAAGTTAAGAGTGCGCCCACCTCACTCATTCACATTTGAAATAGATAAATACGGAACAGTAACCGAAATTACACAGCAAGGCGATGATTTACTTAAATTTGAACCTAGTAAGTTTGTTCATTATGCGCATCAAATGGAGTTTGGCAATCCTTATGGGCTTAGCGATTTACAATCTGCTTATCTGCCTTGGAAGATTAAGAAATTCTTTGTCAAGATGTGGGCTAAATATGGTGAGAGATTTGGCACGCCTACGGTTCATGGTAAATTCGAAGATAATGCTAATAAAGAAGATATAAAAGCATTTTTAGACATAATGAGGTCAATGCAGAATAATACTGTATTGGCGACTCCCAAGAGTGCAGAAATAGAGTTTATCTTTGCCGGGAAAGAAGCAAGCGATTTATATGATAACGCTATTGATAAATTTAATCTATGGATTGCAAGGTCTGTTCTTGTTCCTGACTTGCTTGGCTTATCTGGCAGTAAAACAGAGGGTGGCTCTTACGCATTAGGTGATAAACAATTTAAATTATTCTTTGGTACAGTTAGGAAAGAGTCGCAATTACTATCTAAGAAAATAACACGGCGTATAATTCAACCAATGGTTAAAGCTAATTGGGGCGATATTAAATGTGAGTTTGAGTTCTTGCCTTATTCAGATGAAGATGAAAACGAGTTATCTAAAATGTGGCTAGAGGCTTTAAAGGTAGGGGCGTGGCAACCTACTGATGATGAGATTAACAATTTTAGGCGGATAGTTAAATATCCAGAGGGTGAGATAATTAGAATTGAAAAGCAACCCATGATAGAGGCCAAAGAAGATAACCCTCTCCCACATAAGAAAAAAGAAGAGAAAGAAGAAAAGAAGTTTGTTAAGAAAGACGAAATGACATCTTACGAAAAGAAGATGGATTTTAAGCGAATAGAAAGTGATTTAAACAAAGCCGATAAATCCATAACCGCTAAATTGACTAAAGTTACAGATAAGATGATTAATAGTCTTAGTAAACAAATTGAAAGTAAAGATATAATAACAGATTTTAAACCTAAAGAGATAAACAAATTAAAAGTGCCTTATCAGAAAGAAATGAACAAGGTATTTACTAATTCCTATACCGAGTTGTTTCATGATGCTTTTAATACTGCACAGAAAGAGTTGTTTCCTAATGGCGATAAGAATTTCACAGATGCCGAGTTACTGCCGGAAGAATTTATCGAGATTATAGAAATAGAGAGTTTTACAAATGTAGGTGATTATTCTACGGGGTTAATAAAAAAAGCCACTAACGCCTTAAATACGGGCATTAAAAACGGTGTCTCGCAATCTGTCATAGTAGCCGATATAATGAAAATATCCAAAGCGTATTCATCCACTTGGGTCAATGCTGTTGTCAGAACTAGGACAAATAGCGTTTATAACTCTGCTAGAAAAATATATTGGGAGACAGACCCTCTCGCTAGTCAGATAGTAGAGGCTTATCAATTCTCTGCGATACTTGATTCAAGAACTTCGGTGGTATGTGATGACCTTAATGGCAATAAATATAAAAAAGGCGATTATATAGATAGAATAACACCTCCGCTTCATATTAATTGTAGAAGCCAATTGGTACCTATTACAAAATTTGAAGATTACAAAGTAGACAAGCAAATACCCATTTCTAAATTACAGAAAGAAGGTGGAATGTTGATATATGAGGAGAAAGACAAATGAAAAAAATATTAGCTTTTATGATTTTAATGGTAGCGATTACGAGTGTGTCTCGTTCGGCTCCATTGCAAAGTAGGGCAACGATTCAAGGTGTGAATGAGACTTTAGGTGTAAGTGCTTCTACTTCATCTTGGACAGCTGTTCCCTCTACCTCTACGGTTGACACTTCACGAGGTGGGTTATTTTTATTTAATCCAACTGGAAACAATGCTACTTTTAATGTGGTTATGTCTACGAACACATCTGTTTCATCCTCGACCAATACTGTAACGGTTGAATTAACGACTGGCGCAGGTGTTTATCTCGACATAAGTGGATATACTTATGCGTTTGTTGTATCTAAACACACCTCGGCAGAAACAATCTACTATCAAGAAATTAAACTAGAGAGGGATTAACATGAAATTATTATTGCCAATCCTTTTATTTTTAGCATCAACTACATCGGCAGTCGAGCCAATAATTTATTATAACAGTTACGATACTAGATTTATCAATGCATCTGGTGATGAAACTAAGACTGGCAAATTAACCATTGAAGGGCAGTTAAAAGTTGAAACGACTATTTATCCCGTTGGGCATTTTGTAAGAAATACTGCTTTAACAGGTGGGGCCTTTGGAACTAATACAGGAGTAGCTTCCGGGTTTTTACTTGAAACAGTGTCATCCGGTGATATGACCGATGGTTTTGGTGGTGGGTTTGTTTTTGCCATAAAAGACAATGCCGCAGTTCAGAGAGTCATTGCGAAAATGTATGCCCGTAGAGATGGTGCAGATGCCGCTGGTATGCTTGAATTTTGGACCGGAACAAGCGGTTTAACTCCTACAATGGCATTAAGAGCAAGTGGAAAAATTGGAATTGGAACATCTGCACCATCAGCGTATTTCCATATACAAACACCATCCGGAATAGACAGCAAAACTGAATATTCTCTTAAAATATCAAGTGGTGATGAAACATCTGTTTTTGGTATACATCCCGACGGACATATTTCAATATATGGAGCAGATGCAACACTCGGAACTTGCACAAATGGAACAATCGTGGGGCATGATACTGCAGGAAAAATAACTTTTAGCGGAGCGAATAATTCTTGTGCAGTTGTATTTGGAACTGAATTTGATAATGTTCCTGTTTGTGTTTTAACAGGAAAATTGACCGCTTTTAATGAAACACCAACATTATCAGCAGAGGCGACGACTGGCATAACAATAGAACCAGCAACAGGTTCTTGGGAAAGTGGAGATGCTATTAATTTTATTTGTTTAGGTTCTCACTAGGAGATAATCATGAAAACATTTGACATTTTAGATAAAGTTATATTTTCAGTTGGTACTTGGAACGGCGATAAGTACACCGAAGCTATGCTTGACGATATTATCAAGGCTTATAATGATACGAGGGGTATCCTTCGCCCGCCAATCAAACTAGGGCATAGTGCCGACCAGAAATTAACTAAAGGCATGCCTGCCATAGGTTGGGTTGATAATCTTAGAAAAGTAGGCAATGACATAGTAGCAGATTTTAAAAAAATACCTAAGAAAATATATGACTTAGTTGATGTCGGGGCGTATAGAACTGTATCATCTGAATTTTGGAAAAATGCGACAATAAACGGAAAGAAATATGCCTATATATTTAAGGGATTAGCCTTTCTTGGTGCAGAGTTGCCGGGCGTTGATACTGTAGATGATATTATAAATATGTACGAAGTTGACGATAAAACAGAAGTCAAGATTTATGAAGTAGAAGTAAAAAACGAAACAAAACCCGAAGTAAAAAATAACGAGAAATCGGAGGACAAGGAAATGAACGAAAAAGAAATAGAGGAGTTGAACAAAAGAGTAGCCGATTTGGAAGCGACAAATAAAACCGCCTCCGAAAAATATGCTACGGATAAAGAAGTTTGGGGAAATGAAAAGAAAGAACTTGAAACTAAGAACACCGAAACGGAAACTAAGTATCAAGAACTTGAAAATGAGAAGAAAGAGGTTGAGGCTGAAAAAGTCAAAGCTGATTTTACTTCTAAAATAGACAAACTTATTGAGGATAAAAAAGTATTACCAGCTCATAAAGAGAAAATACTTACTTTTATGCTTGATATGCCCGTAGGAAAAAACTTTAAAGAGGGCGACGAAGAAGTATCTTACAGCGATATGCTTGTAAAGATATTTTCTGAAATGCCTGAATTAAATATAAATACTGACGAGAATAGCGAAGCCGGAAAGAATCAAGTTAAAGATGAAGAAGCTATGATTGTTGAGTATGCAAAAGAAAATAAGATGACTTATAAAAAAGCTCTTATTGAACTTGCAAAAGATAAAAAAATAAAAGGATAGTTGAGTAACCCTCACTAACTTACAAGGAGAAATATATGGCTTATGCAGACGAAGGAAAAGTAATTTCCCTAAAAGCGGGGGATACTATAACATCAGGAATAGCCCTTTACATGTCAGCCGCAAATACTGTGGCTATCGCAGTCACTTCTAGTGTTGCGATTATCGGTATTTCAGGTAATTATGCTGACTCAGGTGCGAGTGTTCCTGTTATCGTAGATGGTGTTGCAAAATGTGTGTGCAACGCATCTATTGGTTTTGGTGATTTGGTCGGACTTGCCACGGATGCCGCTGGCAAAGTTAAATCCCTTAACGGAATCAACAATACCGCTTCCACAATGATACCTTTAATCGGTATCGCTTTGGAAACTGGTACATCTACATCACTAATCCCTGTTGCCCTTCAATTGGGCAATTCGGTGTTAAGGTAAAGGAGATAACTAATGCCTGATTCAAATAAACTACATCAAAATAAAGTACTTGAAGGTGTGAGTGTTCGATACAAAAATAGCGATTTTATTGCTGATAAAGTATCTCCCACCTTAAATGTAAAAAAAGACTCTGACGATTATTTTGTTTATTCAAAAGATAATTTCAGAATAGATGAGACGGCTCGTGCCAATGGTGCGGAAGCTCACAGAACTACTTGGGATGTGAGTACAGCTTCCTATGTATTAAAAGACCATGCTCTTAAAGACATTGTAACTGATAAAGACAGAAGTAATGCGGATGTTCCTTTAAGTTTGGACGCTGACACGACCGAGTATCTTACGGAAAAAGTCAAACTCAAACAAGAGTATGATTTAATTGAGAAAATCCACACTAATGGTAACTGGTCGAATGAAAGTTCACTCGCCGCCACTGGTGCGTGGAGTGCTAATACGACTGTATCAAATCCCATACTTGCCATAGATAGCGCAACCTCAACGATTCTTAAATCATGTGGTAAAATGCCTAATATGGCAGTTATGAACTTTGAGACTTTCTTAGCCGCTAAAGAGCATGTCTCAATAGTGGATAAGTATAAGTATACTTCTGCGGAGTCAATCACAGAAAATATGCTTGCTAAAGCGTTCAGCATTGATGAGGTTCATGTTTCTAAAGCTGTCTATGATAGCTCTTTAGAAGGCATCGCCGCTTCGATGGCGTTCTTAATGACCGATGTTTGTTTTGTCGGTTATGTGGATAAATCACCCGGTAAGAAGAAAATCTCTGCCTTCATGACTTTCGAGAACAACAATGTTCCTAAAGTTAAAAAATGGAGAGAAGAAAGAAATGCTGGTGATATGATTGAAGTCGCTCGCAAATATTCACATGTAGTGCCTGCTAGTGACGCAGGTTACTTGATAGTAGACACAATTCAGTAAAAATTAACATATAGGGGGGGAGTAGGTTCCTGTTCTTGCTCCCCCGCCTAAATCACAGGAGGATGTATGCCAAGATGGCCCGGAAAAGGAGAAGAAGCAGAAGCAAAGAAAGTATCAGGTCTTAACAAAATGGTTGGATTCACGACAACAAAAGAATTGCCAGAGTGTAAGACAAGAGTAAATAAGCAAGGAGTAAAGATGTTTGCAAAGTACGGAGAACCTAGATATTTACTTCAAAGAATAGATGGTGGGTTTTCATTCAGGAAGATATATAAAAAGGTAAATTCTGTTGTAACAAGAGGAATAATAGTTTACAAGAGAAAACTACCTAAACACATGAAAGAAGTACAAAGGTTAAAAGCCGCAGGAATACCGATAATAGGAGATTAAGACTATGGGAGAATTTGCCACCACAACATCACTAAGTGAATTAATGCCTTTTACATTAAAGGGCAATACGACATCTGCTGATGCTGTTGGCACAGCGATATTCTCTCGACATATAGATAGGGCGGAGGCGGTCATCAATGGTTATATTGCATCACGATATGCGCTTCCGCTCTCTCCTGTTCCGCCTGCAATACGCACAATAGCCGAGGACATAGCGTGTTACAATTATATTCGTGCTGTCTATGTTCAAGACGGCGAAAGGGAAAACAACTACCTGCAGGCATTTAAAGACGGAATAGATATGCTCAAAGATATTCAGAAAGGAGATATTCAATTAAGCAATACTGATGGTTCATTAGTAACACCTCTTTCTTCTTCGAGGTATAAATCAAGCACAGAAGATTACACGCCTATATTTGATTTAGACGATGATAAGAATTGGGATTTAGGTTCTACAAGGGCCGATGATATTGCGGATGGCAGGGGATAATGGCTAAAGCATTAATAAAATTTGATAGCTTACCTTGGAAACACTTTATAAAAAGGGCTTTTGATAGAAGCATAAATAATGCTTCATTATTAAAATTAGCATTTATGACTTATGGTTTCGCTGATATAGACGACCATTTTGAGAAACAAATGGGGCCTAAAAAAAAGTGGAAAAAAAGAACGCCCGCAACAAATAAACAATATGACAGAATTAGAAGTGGAAAAGGGAAAGCACCGCTCACATCAAGGGCGCAATATAATTCTTCAAATAAGATTCTACAAATGACAGGAAAATTAAGGCAGTCTATTTTGCCAGAAAGTATAAGGCAAGTTGGAAGAAATAGTATTAGGATATTTTCAAACGACGACCATTCAAAGATACACGATATGGGTGGAAAATTTAAAGCATGGGGGCATGAAGCAAAAATGCCTAAAAGGAAATTCATGTGGGCTAGTAAATCAGCAAAAGAAAAAATGCAAGATATGATGGTAAGGATTATATTACATGGGGCTTGATTATAACGCAAATTTAAAAGCTATTCAGGATATATTTATTGCCGCCAATACAACGACTGCTACAGTAGATTTAAGTGGTGGTTTATCGACTAGAATAGACAATTTGAATATAAGAGTAGCAGATATAGACACCGTTTCACTTCGGGCGCAAGATTTCCCCTTATTATTTATAAGGGTATCGGACAAAGAAGAAAGTTTTGAAACACTAGGCAGGACTGGATTAAGCCGAAACACTAAATCAGCAGTTGTAAGATATGATTTGGTCGGAATGGCTAGGAAAGACGGCGCACATACCACTAATGACGATTTAAGCACAGAGGTAAATCAATTCGCACAAAATATAGAAGGAGTAATGCGAGAGAATGATACTTTATCAGGCACAGCATTATGGGCTAATACACCATCAACCACATTCACAGGTGCATTTGAGAATGGTGGAATTTGGATAAAGGGGGTGCTCGTAAATTTAGAAGCGAAGCATTTTTTTAAGTAAGAAGTAAATAACAGGAAAACAGGAGAGTAAAAAATTATGAAGAAATTGAATTATTCAGATGTCAAAAAGCAAAGCGAGGCTGTCTATAAGCAGTTTGGCGAATCTATGTGGAAACCTTACGCTAATGAGAATCACAGGCTTAAAAGATGTGATTGTAAAGAGTTTGAGAATAGCGGATTAGGCAAGACACTAGTATTAGTCGCTATGGGAGCGAGTCTTGAGAACGATATAGAAGAACTTAAAAAAAATAGGGAGAAATACGATATTTTAACTTGTGACAAAGGATTCGGTGTTTTATTGGAACATGGAATAAAGGCGGATTTTGTTAATATAGCCGATTGCCAGATACCTTATAAATGGCTTGAGAAATATATAGACGAAACCGAAGATGTCGCCTTAATTTCTACTATATATGCTAATCCCGACTGGACATCTCGCTGGAAAGGCAAAAGATATTTCTACATGAACAAAGATGCTATTAAAAGCGAGAAGCATTTTAGCCACTTATTCCCAAATGCAAGAACAATCCCTGCTTCCAGTAATGTCGGTAATGCGATGTTAGTTTTTATGACTGGTTGTGATAACGGTCAAGCAAATTGGGCTGGGTATGATAGATATGTACTTTTAGGATATGATTTTTGTTGGTTGCCGGAAGGAAATTATTACGCTTTTAATAACCCGAAACCCAAAAGGTCATATATGCACCATTTAACTAGGATTTTATCAGACGGAACAGTAATTTTCAGCTCGCAAAACCTTAATTTCTCAGCTGATTGGTTGAGAATGTATATCAAGGGATATAAACTACCTGTTATAGATTGTTCGGGTGGGATGTTAGAGATTAACCAGAAAGTTAAATTTAGCGAAGTAGTTAGTAAAATTAATTCAAATTATAAGGCGATTGAACTTGTTAGAAATAAATATGACAAATTAAAATTGTCTTTTATAAATCATAATAAATATATGCAAGACTTTAATAAGTCAAGGGAGGCGTTATGGCAATAGGTGATGGAGCAAAAGCGACAGTAAGAAGTTATGTGGCAATGGATAGGGAAACGGCGTACGGAACATATACAACGAATACCACAGCTCTATTGGCTGTTGAAGCGATGTCTTGTTCTTTTAAAACAATTAGGACTAAGCAAAAGATAAATGCGCTAAGCACTAATAGAGGTTTTAATCGCAGAGTATTACTCAATAAGGAAGTATCTGGAACATTAGAAGTCAATGGACATCCTAACGAAAGTGTTTGGATTCTCCAATCTGCTCTTGGTGGGGCGATGTCTACTACGGCATTAAGCACAGGTGCGTATAGTCATGTTCTCCATGCAGGGAACTTTGACGCTTCTGCTCCTTCGGTGTGTTTCAATGTCCGGAAAGGCGATGAGCATGAATGGCATTATACTGGTGGCAGGGTTAATTCCTTGAAGATGTCGGCAGAGGTAGGGGATGTTCTTAAAATCTCGGCTGATTATATCTTTCAAGATTCAACTCAATTAAGCGATGACCAAAGTGCTACTCTTACTTTATCCTCTTATATTCCGTTCACATTTGAGAATGGCTCATTCGCCTATTCAGGTGTTAGCGAGAAAATAACTGGATTTGAATTGACGATTAACAATAACCTCAAATCTGATAAAGACGCTAGAGCATTAGGGCAGAATACTATTGTTGCCTTACCCTCAACTCGTAGAGATATTGAGTTTAAGATTACTCAAAGATTCGATACTACTACTACTTATGATAGATTCGTTGCGGGTGCTAATGCGGCGGTTCAATTAGTGTTTTCGGCACAATCTCTTACAAGCGATGAAAATAACAAACTTACGATTGACTTGCCGAAAGTGTTTTATAACTCGCCTGATGTGGAATTATCGTCAGCGGATGATATTTTAATAAGCGACATTGACTTCGATGTAGTTGTTGATACCCCTCATACATCGACGGGCTATGATGTTCAAATGACAATGATTAACGATGTGTCAGCTTATTAATGGAGAATTGTAATGACAAAACAGGAACTACAAGGACACAAGAAGATTAAAATATGCGGGATGAAGTTTATTATAAAAAGAATAAACCCATTACTCGACTTTGAGTCGGCTAACATTCCGCAAATCTTCACTACATTTATTAGTCGCAGAAAAACCGAAGCATTACCAGATGAAAGAAAATTATTAAATCAAATGATACCTATAATTGAGGCAGGTGTAGTATCGCCTGAACTCATAGAGATAGGTATAGGCGAAAAAGCCGGTAAAGAGGATGGCATAACAGCTAAAGATTTATTCTCTAACCCTGAAATGGGAAGTAAATTATTTCAAGAGATAATGTTTCATTCTTTAAATAGATTTAGTGGTATTAAAGGGGTTTTTTTTTCGATAAAGATAAGGCTCTCATTTTACATAGATTATCTAAAGAATATGGAAAACTACCGTCAGAAATAGCATTTGAAAATGAATTAACAATAGCAGAGAAACAGATGTTTGATTTGTTTATTTTAAATCAAGGTATAGAAGAAGAAAATAGACAGGCAAGGAAAAATAATGGCAGATAAAAAAGCTACCTTATGGCTACAACTTAAAGACGATATATCTAATGGACTTCTTAAAGTTGGTACAAACTTTGATAAATTAGCAAATAATTTACGCAAGGGTGGTATTGTGTTTGGTGCAATAGCCGCAGGCATAGGTTTCGTTGGTTCTGCCATGATTACTGCTTCTGGTAAAATGGAACAATGGACTATTTCATTTGAAACAATGCTAGGTAGTGCTGAAAAAGCACAATTATTAATGACTCAAATTCGTGAGTTCGCAGTAAAGACACCTTTTGAACTTCCCGGACTTGTAATGGCGGCTAAACAATTATTAGCTGTAGGTTTCAGTGCAAGAGAGATAATCCCCACACTTAAAGCTGTTGGTGATGTCGCCGCTGGTCTTAGTATTCCTATTGATAGATTAATATTAAATTTAGGGCAGGTTAAAACACAAGGCAAATTAACAGGCAGAGAGTTAAGAGATTTCGCAGTCGCAGGTGTTCCTGTTTTAGCTGAACTTGCTAAGAATATGTTTAATGTTGCCGAGGCTAGTGGGGCACAAAAAAAACAAATAGCCGATATGGTGTCAAAGGGTAAGATAGGATTTGAGCAAGTCGCAGAGGCGTTTCAAACAATGGCTGGCGAGGGTGGGACTTTTTACGATTTAATGGATAAACAAAGTAAATCGTTCTTGGGTATTGTTTCAAATATTAATGACGAGATATTTCAAATGGCAGAGGGTTTTGGTAAATTTTTACTGCCTTCCGCTAAGAAAGTTGCTTTAATTATTGCCGATTTAGTAGGAACTTTAAAAGCATTATCTACACCTGTTAAAATTGCAATAATAGTTGTGGCTGGTTTAACATTTGCATTTACAGGATTACTGGCAGGGGCGGCGGCGTTTATTGTTATTGCTCCTACTTTGGCGGCGGCTTGGGCGGTAGCGGCTGGGCCTATTGGATTAGCGACTCTAGCCGTTATAGGGTTGTCGACCGCGTTAGTTGGATTAAGCATGTTAGAGAAAAACTTAATTTCTGTTAATAACGAGCTTTTTAAAACTAAGAAAATATTAGACGCATTAAGAAGAAATGAACAACAAGACACTGAAAGATATAAAAAAGCGGCTCAAAAATATTCTAATTTAACAAAGGCAAAATTAAGGCTTGAGAAAGAGTTTCAAAAACAAAAATCAGAGATAGTAAAAGGGGATGTTGGAGAAGATAATAAAACAGAAGAAATTGACCAAAAAGAATTAGATAAATTAAAAGCTAAAGTAGAAGAAAGATTAGAGATTGCAAGAAATAGTGAGGAGCAATTAGCAAATATAAAAACTAATGCAATGGCAGATGAGTTAATAGCCAAAGGCGAACATGATTTAGCTATTCAATTATTAGAACTTCAACATAATGAAAATTTAGTAAATCAAAATAAGAAAAGAACACTAGAAGAAAAAAAACAAAACAAATTAAGAGCAGGTAATTTTAAATCATCATTAGCTTTTATCGCTAGTATGTCAGGAAGTCATAATAAGACTTTAGCGGCTATTGGCAAGGCTTCCGCTATCTCTATGGCAACGATAGACACTTATTCGGGTATAGGCAAGGCTTGGGCTTTAGGGCCTATTGTTGGGCCTCCTATGGCGGCTTTAGTAGCGGCGGCAGGTTTTGCAAATGTTGCGGCTATATCAGGCGTTAAATTGGCACAGGGTGGCATAGTAATGCCTACTCACGGCGGAACATCGGCTATTATCGGAGAAGCCGGAAAATCCGAAGCTGTTATACCATTGGAAGATGAAGCCACAAAAGAAAAACTACAAGATACTCTAGGTGGTGGCGATAAAATTATATTTGAGATAGGAACATTAGTCGCAAGTGACGACGGATTAGACGCACTTGCTGAAAAAATGGATGAGAAACTATTTGAGTTAGGCAGGAATAGAGGGAGTGTGCAATGAGAACATTTGAATTTATGAATAAGAATTTAGTTAATTCTACCGGCATGATAACAGGCGATAGTGGTTCGGGTACAATGTCATATTTATTTGATAGGAATTTATCGCTTGATTATCAATCTTCGGGCTATGTTGGTACTTCCGACACTACTTTAAATATAAATTTCCCATCCCCGACGGTAGTTTCAAGAATATTAATACAAAATCATAATCTTAAAGAGTTCGATATGTATTATAATTCAAATCCTGCCAATACATTCAGTAATGATATAACTATTTCAGGAAATGCGACTACCGACCATTATTTTTATTTCAATTCGGTTACAGTTTCCAGTGTACAATTAAAAATGAAAGACACTATTGACTCTAACCAAGAAAAACAAGTAGGGGAATTGGTAATAAGCGATAATCTTGTATCGTTTGACGATAACCCGTCAGCCAAGAATTACGAATTTAGAACAAAGAAGAAGAAAATTATACATCGTATGCCAGACGGTGGTGTTTCAATGTTTAATATAGACAATAAATTTTACGCAAAAATTAAACTTAAATTCATAGCTGATAGTTTCAAATCAAGTTTGTTAGATGTTTTTAACGATAGTGAGCAGTTTTATTTTGTGCCAAATGCTACTACGACATCTTGGGACGGAAACGGTATCGAGGTAGTGTGGACTAGCGACTGGAATTTTAAATATGCAGACGATTCGAAAACACAAGGATATGACGGAGAGATAGTTATAGAGGAAACACCGTCAAGCTGATTATGGCATTAACTGAACTTATAAATTCGCCCTCAAGCAATGTATTTAGACGGGCATATATCAAGCGTAAGAGTGCCACTACAGGACTTTACGAGAGTGATTGGCAATCTATTTCGCCTTATGTAATTAAATGGGGTTCTATTCGTTCAGGCGTGGATGATGTCAGATTAAATCGCTTTGTACAATCAGGTATTAATTTAACCGTTAATAATAATGACGGTAAATTTAACGATGAAAATAACCGTAATTCACTTTGGAGTGGTTATTTAACTCGTGTGGGAACATTGGTAAAAATTGAAGCCGGATATGAAACTAATGAGAATAGTATAGGTTGGGGTTTCCCTTGGGGGCAGGCATGGGGTGCAACTACCGAATACCCGACAGATTCAAGTCAAGGCATATTTATAATGAACCAAGAAATGCCCATAAGTACGGATAATAAGATAAAGCTACCATGCTCGTCGCTTAAAAGTGTATTTGACGGGGTTAAGGCGAATGAAATTACAGGATTAGGGGCAACAAACACAGCTTCGGGATTAGTCGAGATTATTAAAAATCATACAGACGGTTCGGGTAATTTTATATTCCGGCAATATATATCAGACACTTCTTGGGATATTCAAGCTACAACAAATAATTATAATGTCGCTACTTCTACCTCTTTAGATAACAAGGGCAGTGCTTGGGATTTTATGGTTAAATTAAGTGAAGCCGAGGGCTATGTTTTATATATTGATAGATTCGGACACATACATTTTTCAGATAGAACCGAGAATACAACAGCGAGTCAATTCTCTTTCTTCGGACAGGGATTCCCTAAACAGAATGTTATAAAACTTGACGCTTATCGAGAGGCACTTAATAAAGTTTATTCATCCATTAGATTAAAACACCTACAAGCCGATACAAATACAAGTTATGTTACAGCAGGAACAACAACAGTCATATCGCCTGATAATGTTCAATGGAAATATGGCGCGGATATATATAATTTTGAAAATACATTCATTCAAGATACTGCTACGGCTCAAACAATAGCGGATAATTTATTTGATGAATTTTCGGAAGTAAAAAACGAGTTAGATTTTAAAGCTAAATTTCATCCGTCAATAGATATTTTAGATAGAGTGGATATGAATTATTACTCTTACGATTTAGCAGGTAAAACTTTATGGGATGGTTTTAATTGGGATGAAGCTAATTGGGCGGTAGAGGGCGATAATTTTGACTGGGATAATAAGCAATTTAAAATATTAAGTAAGAATTTGAATTTAGACAATTTTTCAGAAACTTTTAAGGTTAGGGAGATTTAATTATGCCATTATCTACAGGCGCAAATTGGAACGATTTAACACAGGGAAAAAAAGCAAAAGCAAGTCAAGTATTAGAGAATATGGCTTGGGGTGGGGAGGGGCATTTATTCCCGCACTTTTCGGGTACTACAGCTGATAATACTTATGACTTGGGTGGAGCAACAGAACAATGGAGAACAGGATATTTCGGAACAGGATTATATTCGCCTAATATAAATCCGTCTACTTCGGCAGGTGGCGTAGCAATAGGTCAAGCGAGTGCAAATGCTAATACTTGTTTTGATATGTCGGCATTTCCTAAAGCTATGTACTTGCCAATTCTTACAACTACAGAAAGAAATAATTTAACACCGTCAGCAGGATTTATACTTTACAATTCTACCAATAGTAGAATGGAACGATACGAGGGAGGTCAGTGGTTAGCTATGAATAATCCAATAGGCTTAAAAGCAAAAGCACCAATAACACATATTCAGGGGGCGACACAAACAGTAGCAGATTTAACGGGTTCGGGGAGAATATTATCGTTAAAATCTTGGTTTGAAACAGCGGGAACTACACATTTGAAAATAGTTTTAGATAGTGATGTTTATGATTTAAACCCTTCCCCTCTAACAGGCACTCGTAATTTATTTGTTGTTCCGTCATTAGGCGACACATCCACTACATTTGAATTTACAACCTCTGTAGAAAAACTTGATATACAATTTAAGGAAAGTTTACAAGTGTATGTATGGAGAACTGGGGGAACAGTCGGTACTGCTTATATGTTATATGAATTATCTTAAACGAGGTCTAAAATGAAAACACTATTATCGATATTATTATTTGCCGGAAATTTGAGTGCTGGAAGTTACTCAACGCATTTTAATCTCTATAAGCCAGTAAAGGGGGATGCTGATTATATAACACCATTTGCAACTGGCATGGACACTATAGATAGTCAATTATTTCAAGTTATTTCCGATACTAATACATTGGTTGGATTAACAGAAACTTCATCCGTAACAATCCACAATGACCTAAACGCAGACAATGTAATCTTTGACGGGACTTTGGATGTAACTGGAAAAGCCTCTGTAAGTTGGCTTGAAATCGGTGGTGGGAGTGTTTTGAATTTTACTGGAACTGGATATATTAGAAGTGCAGGAATAATGTATTTGAATGACAACAATGCGCAAGTGGTTAATATAGCGGGTGGTGGCGGAGCAACAAATATAGGCGGAACGCTTGGCGTTACAGGAGTTATTGAAGCGGGTAGTGGTGTAAATATGAATAGTTTAAATTTAATT